GTTTATTCTCTTGTGCGGTACTGGTGTCGGCTTCAGTGTCGAGCGTCAGTTCGTCAGTAAGTTGCCTGAGATCCCTGAGTTGTTCTACAGTGAGACTACTATTGTCGTCAAAGACAGTAAGGAAGGTTGGGCTAAAGCTCTTCGTCAAGTTCTTGCTCTCCTCTGGGCTGGTGAAATCCCTCAATGGGATATTGGGTTAGTTCGTCCTGCAGGTGCAAGACTTAAAACATTTGGTGGTAGAGCATCAGGTCCAGCACCTTTGGTTGACTTGTTTAACTTTACTATTAAAGTTTTTAAAGATGCACAAGGACGCAAGCTATCTAGCATAGAATGTCATGACATCATGTGTAAGATTGGTGAGGTAGTTGTCGTAGGTGGTGTACGTAGATCAGCTATGATCTCTTTGAGTAACCTCAGTGATGATCGTATGCGTCATGCTAAGTCAGGTGCATGGTGGGAGAATGATCCACAACGTGCCTTAGCTAATAACTCTGTGAGCTACACAGAGAAACCAGATGCTGTATCCTTCATGCGTGAGTGGATGGCACTGGTAGAGTCAGGAAGTGGAGAGCGTGGTGTATTCAATCGTCAAGCAAGTAAGAAGCAAGCTGAAAAGAATGGTCGGCGTGATCCTAACTACGAGTTTGGAACTAACCCTTGCAGTGAAATCATCCTGCGTCCAAATCAGTTCTGTAATCTTACGGAAGTTGTTGTACGTGCCACAGACAGTATGGAAGATCTTGAGCGTAAGGTTAAGTTGGCTACGATTCTGGGAACCATACAATCAACCTACACCAAGTTTCCATACTTGCGTAAGGTGTGGAACAAGAACACAGAAGAAGAGCGTCTGCTGGGTGTGTCACTTACAGGGATAATGGACAACTCTCTGATGACTACAAAGAACAAAGGTTTGGAGAAGACTCTTGAACATCTTCGTGGGATCTGTGTTTCTACTAATGCTGAATGGGCTGACCGTCTTGGTATACCTGTGGCTGCTGCAATTACATGCGTCAAGCCTTCGGGCACGGTATCACAATTGGTGGATAGTGCCAGTGGCATACATGCTCGCCATAGTCCCTATTATATCCGTACTGTGCGTGGTGATAATAAAGACCCCCTAACACAGTTTATGTCTGATCAGGGTATCCCCAGTGAGCCTTGTGCTATGAAGCCAGATCAAACGACAGTGTTTAGTTTTCCACAGAAGTCACCTGAAGGTGCGATAGTTACTGAGGATATGACAGCTATCGAGCAGCTTGAGACTTGGCTGGTATATCAACGACACTGGTGTGAGCATAAGCCTAGCGTGACGATAAATGTTCGTAGTGCTGAGTGGTTTGAAGTAGGCGCATTTGTATACAAGTACTTTGATGAGATGTCAGGTGTATCCTTCTTACCTTACAACGAGCACACCTATCAGCAGGCACCTTACCAAGAAGTCGATAGGAATAAACCAACGTATGATGTGGATGGTAACATCTCTTTACATAGTTACGAGTCACTCCTTGAGAAGATGCCAACAAGTATTGACTGGTCAAAACTCTCAGACTACGAGAAAGAAGACAACACTGTTGCTATGCAGACTATGGCGTGTACGGGTGATGTCTGTGAGATTGTAGATCTAACATGAGCAAAGGTGTGCACATCTTAGTGGGGCGGGTAGACTGCCCCTTCTGCTCCCAGGCTATGGGCTTACTAAGAGACAAAGGTATATCAGTTCAGTACTACTCCTTAAATGATTCTAAATGGTTATTGGATTTGTTTAAGAAAGCTGGGCTAAAGACAGTACCTCAGATCTGGAGTAATGACGGTAAGTACGTAGGCGGTTACACAGAACTAAAGGAACACCTAGAAAATGGATGACTTCCCAGAGAAGCCTAAAAGAACTAGAAGAAAAACAAACTACAAGAATGCTGTAAAGAAAAAGACATCTGGTATTCTACCTAAAGGTTCTAATCAAAAGCTTCTCCTCAGTGCGCTCAAGGAATACACTCAAGTGTTTATCCTTAGGCCAGCTGGTACAGGTAAAACATACGTAACTGCTACCTACGCAGCTGATAGGTATACTCTAAAAGAAATAGACAAGATAGTAATCACTAGGCCACACGTAGCTGTCGGTAAAGACTTAGGTTACTTACCTGGTACACTAGAGGAAAAGACTTACCCTTGGGCCTTACCTGTTCTAGATGTTTTGATTAAGCACTTAGGTAAAGGGGCTGTAGAGACTGGCATTAAGAATGACAACATCGAGATGGCACCCCTTGCTTTAATGAGAGGCAGAAGCTTTGATAACTCTTTCATTATTGTAGATGAAGCTCAGAACATAACTATCCACGAGTTGAAAATGTTATTGACTAGAGTGGGCGAAGGGAGTACTATTGTTCTTAATGGTGACGTTCAACAGTCTGACCTAAAGGAAGCTGATGGTTTGTCTAAGGTAATACATCTAGCTAAAAAGCATATGCTTCCTGTACCAGTGGTTGAGTTTGGAGTCGATGACATAGTTAGGTCGGACATCTGTGCTCAATGGGTAAAGGTCTTCATGAAGGAAGGTATGTGATGGACAAGACTTGTACTGATTGTGGTTATCTGTTAGACGATGATGGTCTGTGTTATGAGTGTGACACTAAAGATTGTGTAGGTAATTTAGTACAACTCCTAGGAAGGGATACGATGGCAAAAGAAAAGTATGATCCAGTAGAAAAACCTATTCACTATAACACAGGTGGTCTTGAAGCCATTGATGCTATCTTGGCTGCCACTAATGAGTTAAGTGAAGGTTACTTACAGGGTAACATTCTTAAGTATGTCTGGCGGTACAGGTACAAGAATCGCATAGAAGACCTTAAGAAAGCACGTTGGTATTTAAACAAGTTAATTGAGATCTATGAGCGTAAGTAATTCTAAGAAGTCACAAAAAAAGAAAACCCTTGAGCAAGAAGCCCAAGAGTTCCTAAAGAAAGAGCAAGAAGTATTTCCCCCTGGATCTGTCCAGATTGGGGATTACTTTGCTGGATGTGCACTGTCTGGTTTGTTAGCATCTGGCAAGTACCTTCGGTCTGACGAGATCGTAGACGAAGCTTTTAAGTATCGAGACAGGATGCTTGAGGCCAATAAAAATAAATAGTCTTCTCCCTTAAACTAAACCCCCAGCTGATCACTGGGGGTTCTTTCTTATTGGTATGTCTCAGCAGATCCTAAGAATTGCTCTGGATAGATACCTTCAGAGAAATCATAGTTCTCTTCTGCGTACTGAATAATTCTTCTTCTTCTGGACAATTCTTCTTCTACACTTGATGAGTCACCTAAGTAATCTCTAGCTGACTTATACTCGATTCCCTCACCCCTTGTCATGATAGACACTAGGTCATCAAAGGTTCTACCCTTACTTGATTTAAGTTGAGCTTCCTTTAGTACGTACTGATTGCGTAAAAACCCAGCTGCTTGACGCCGACCTGTATTAGATTCAAGCATAGTATTAAAGGCATCGGTCATTAGGTCTTGTGCATTTGCTATCCTATGATTTACGAAGTCCTCTAAGGCCATTCTCTTAAGTTCTTTGTCATCACCTAGTTCATCGTAGGTTCTACCAGCGTACTCACTCCTGTTGTTCAATTGCCAAGAACTCTTCCAGGCTTTAAACTCCTCAGCCATAGAGGGAACACCAGACATACCAACAGCAAGCAACTTTCTAACAGCATAGTCAACAGATGAGTTCTTAGTCTTTGTATTACCGTAGAGTTTGTATTCCTCTAGCTGAAGAATATTCATTTCTTTCTGTAACTCAGTGCTTGGTGGTTCCTGTGTGTAGCCAAACTGTCTAGTGATAGGGTTGTAGCCACCGACAGGTGTAGGACTAAAGGGTGAGTAAAGCTTTAGGTCTTCACCTTCTGTACCTCTACGTGTTTGAGTGAGAGATACACCTTTCATATCCATTAAGAAACGCATGGCTTGGTTTCTAAAGATTCCTTGACCAGTTATCTGCTCTAAGTAGTTTCTTTCACCTGTTAGTTCAGTGCCTCTTACATCTCTGACGTAAGGGTTACCTCTGGCAAAGTCTGACATCTGAGCTGCTACATCCCTAGATATTGTGGCAGGATAAGTAAATGTAGATACGATATTACCTATACTCTTTAAGGCACCATCAGTAAACTTACCATCAGCTAAGGACCTACCAAACTCTTGAATAACTAATCCATTAAAACCAAGGTCACCCATACCAGCGAGAACTTCACTAACATTGCCCGTAAAGGCCTCTTTGTTAATTGGAAGAGGATCATTGCCTAGTATACCAGACCTCCAGATAAGATCACCAATCAAAAGGTTAGCAGCCCAAGGACCAGCTGTACGTCCTACGTCTGTTTCAGAACCTGTAGCTGTTACTAGTTTATCGTAGTCTACTGTACCATTCTTTTCAGCGGCTATCCAGACACCACCCATTGTTATCATAGCACCAGTCATCTGCCTAGCTACACGATCCCTACCAGTCTTAAACTGATCACCAACAAGAGTAATTGACTTAGGGTCTTGTTTGTATAAAACCTTTTCTAATTGATCAATACCACCCGTAAGAATACCGATTGGTGTATAGTCATTCACGTATTCTAAATGGTTGGCTACGTATCTAGGAAAAGGAATACCCATCCCTTCAGAGATAACAAAAGGGAGTTTTCTGTGGGCCTGCTGTACAGCTTGAGCACCTTGACCAAACAAAGATTTATCGCCTTCGTACCCACGCTGGAAGGTAAAACGTTTGGCATAGTCTGTTGCATAATCTACAACACCAGCGTTCCTAGCAGCTTCAAGGTCAGTGTGTTTCTGTAAGTACTCTTTAAAGTTCTTACCTAGGGCAGGATCATTTAACTCTCTCAGTCTTCTGTCGAAGGCACCATAGAAAGCACCTTGTTTAAACACTGCGTCTGTTGCCATGTTAAGAGTATTAACGAATCGAGCAGACCTATGAAGAAAGTTTTTAGACTGAGTTAAGTCACCTACTCTCTGGGTCTCATAGAATAGTTCAGTGAACTTCATAGGA